ATATTAAATTACCAGTTCCTGCCATTATATTTCATCCTTTTATTAATAATTACCGCAATCCATAATCATACCATTACCAAGATATTCTTCCGCATCATTTGTATTACCCTGTATTCCTATGTCGGTTTGAATGTAACCAGAAACTATAAGATTACCATTTATATGTATGTTACCAGCATCATCAACTGGCAATAGTGCAACCTGTTGCCAATTTGTACTTGTTGTAGAATTTCCAACTGGATTTGTTAATAATATAAAATATTTATCCAAGTCACTAACATAAACAACCATACCCAACTCTCTACGAGATTGTGTTATGCTATTTCTTTCATTTAATGAAACAACCGTTCGCAGAGAACCTTTTCCATATTTCGGATCAGTAACAGCATAAGTGTCCGTCAAATCTGTCGGAGCTATTACTGCTGCTACTGTTGTTGTGTTTGGAATAGGCATATTATGTTACTTTTAGGGTGATTGCACCGTTTAAATCTTCATATGATCTGTATATTTTATATGAAGAAGTATTGTATGCATTTTGAACCGAATATGTTCCTAGTAATTCAAAAGCACTTGTTTGATCTTGTTGTCCAATAGAAATCGTACTCAATGTAAAATTATTATGAACAAAAATATAAACTCTACTTGGACCACCGCTTTGCGTTAACCCTACACCCATATCACTGGTAAGAGGATTAGAATTAGAATTTATAAATTGATTACCACCATATTGCAATAAACTTGTTGTAATTGGAGATTGTTGCAATAAGTTTTCAAAATATTTTCCATAATATATTTTACTTCTCCATTGTATTTGCGATGTTCTTGTAGCATCACTACCTTGTTGCTGATCAGCTGTTATTGTAAAGGTAACAGTGCTATTAATGGTGTTACTGGTAAATGATGGTAAAGTCAATGAATAAGGACTTTGATTATAATTTAATCCACTTACTAAATTACCACTACCGAGACTTCCACTATAGGATATAGATATTCCGTTTGTATTAATATTACCACTATTACTTGCTTGCCATGAAGTTGCAAATATTCCTGCACCAGCTGTTTGTCCTATTTCATACAAGTTTGACAATCCACCGATAACAAACGAAGTAAATCCTACAGATTGATACTTATATAACATACTTTCTAGTATCTGTATAGCATTCTGTCCTACTAGATTAGATCCAGCTGTAACGCCACCTACAGTTTCCGTGGTCGGAGTAGTATTTGTCCATACGGTTTCTTCTCCTCCACCACCGCTAAATCCTCCAGAATTTCCACCAGTGATCGAATCACCAACAATTAATGTATTGACTTTAATTGTATCAATATATCCATTTTCGTCTGTCACCAGAGCAGATAAAGGTTCAAGAGTTCCTGGCGTATGATCTAATAATTTAGCAAAATAAGCACCAGCAACAGGAACGGCAGTTCCATCTTTGCCTGGAACTATAATTAGATCTTGTAGCATTCTTCTCGGGAATGCATTGATAATTTGCTTTGCTCTTGCTAAATTTTTATTATTTGGTTGCCAACCAGTGATAAAAGTTCCATCTGGTTTTTGTCCTATGGAACTTGATTGACTATTTAATACTACAAATTCTGCTCTTGTACTTAAGTATTCTGGATAAAAATCTTCATTGTCTACATTAGGATTATCCTGATTGTTTGGAAGAAACATCCTAGTACTGAAATCAGTACCTAATGCAAAATCGGCTTTACCGATTCTTCCTATACCAGAATTAATTCCTAAAAACATTTTATGCTTTTACTATTTTAATATTGATAACGGGTTGTCGTTTAATTTTAATTATCATTGTGTGATTTCTCCTAATACCTCAACTCTTCCTTTTAATAATTTATAAACAACACCATCATCATCCTCTAATTCAATATCATAAAAATGTTTTCCAGGCGGAAGTGTATTTGTTGTAGTAGCACTTATTCTTATTTGTATAAGTCCATCATTTTCTTCTGAAAATTCTATGTAATCTTCAATAAATTGATCCACTGTTGGTGTAGTATCTAAATCAATTAATTTTGTTTCGGATAAGTAAGATCTACGCATCTGCATTCTACAACTATAAACTTTTGTAGAATTTGTACCTGTTAAATAAATTGGAGTAATATTATCATCATCTAATAAGTAGAATTCTAAAATATAAGTAGAACCTTTATCTAATGTAATATCGTATGGATATGGTATCATTTCTTTTTACCTATGTGATATTTTGGACATAGCTCCCAATTATTTTTTTCTGTATGCGATAATATCTTAATTTGATTAAGACCTACCATATTACTATTCATTTTATCTTGATCTTTTACCTTTAGAAGATTCCACTCTTCTAATAATTTAGCGATACGATTTCTTCTGCCAATATCATTACTGTCAATATCGGATTCCAAACCATCCAAAAGAAAAAGTTCTTTAAAATGAACTATGTAATACTTACCTTTTTTATGTAAAATATGACAAGATTGGAATAACTTATTCTCCTTTTTGGAGGTTATTCCAATTCTTGTCAAAGTTTCTTTTATTTTAAGAAAATTCTCTGGATTGAGTAGGTCAATCTCCAGTAAATCTTCGACACCTATTTCATTCATAATTACTCCTAAATACAGTTTATTTATATTTAGGTTTTCTTAATTATGAGATGGTGGTAGGTTTCCTTTAAACTTTTTACCTGTTCTTGCGTCAGAATACCAAGATATTCTTTTGCTTTCCTGTCAGAGCATTCGTATACCTGTTTTATAAACTCCAAATCGGGTATTTCTTCCGTTTTAAACCACTTGGTAAATCTTTTCTTTTTACGAAGTCCATGTAGATAAAAGTGATGTTTTAACTTACCATCTACATGGGAACGAATATTCATCTCGTTCGCAAAAAATACAGTATCGGGAAGAAAAGAAAAATAACGATTGACCAAATACGAAGGATATCGTTTTTCCTCTCGCTCTGGGAGATCTTTGAAAACATCTTTTTTGTCATAACTGGCATCATTGATGTAATCAAATAACTCCATTACTTAACCTCACAGTCCATCATCAACTGCACCAAACACGCGGTAAGATTAATTTCCTGATCTGCAACAAAAGCAGATTTATATTGATAATCCGCAAGGATGAGGATAGCAGAAGGAATGGTTGATGGATTGAAGTTTTCATACAATCCATCATAAATCTTACGAAAAATATGAACAGGATCGTTGTTGATGTTTGTAACCACCCACTTACGAACCTGTGCAAAATCTTTTGTTTTCATCGCAGTCAAAAGATCTTTAATTACAATATCTCCCGCTTCGGAAAGAATACCAGTATCAATCTTACCGTTTACAGAGTATCGCTGAAGTTCATTCAGCAACCGTCTGAAATCGGGAGCATACTTCATGATCAGTTTAGCAAGAACCTTCTCATCAAAAGAAATCTCTTCTTGCGTCAAGATCATCTTAAGACGATCCATAAACTGAGCGCACATTGTCATCCTGTCATCACCAGTAAACTTAAAGTCTATACAGGTGCAACGAGAGTGAAGAGGTTCGATGATTCGACTCTTGTAATTACAAGTAAGAACGAATCTACAATTATTTGCAAACTCTTCAATAAATCCACGAAGAGCAGGTTGCATGGATTGTGGATTGGAATAATCAAACTCGTCTAGAATAACGATTTTTGTTCCACCACCAAACGATACCGTGCTTGCAAAGTTGCGAATCTTGGTTCGCAGGGTATCAATATTACCATCTTCAGAGCAGTTAATTACAATGTAATCTGCTCCAAGTTCATTACACATTGCTTTAGCAACAGTAGTCTTTCCGCAGCCTGGGCCTCCCGAAAGAAGTAGATTCTGGCATTGACCAGAATCCACCATCTCTTGAAAAGTCTTTTTTAAAGCAACAGGAAGAATACAATCACTTATTTTCTTTGGACGATACTTTTCAACCCAAAGAAAGTCTGTAGGATTGTGCATTAATTCAAGCCTCGTATGAAGATTCGGTTTCTAGAGCGATCCAATAAGTAAGATAACGATTCTTGCTTACAAAACGAGAAACAACCTTCTCGCTAATTCCAACATCATAATCGCCAGGAATCAACTTCATGTTTTCTGCCTTCATGTACATATTGAATGTTGCATTAGTTGTGTTGTCTCCAACAACAATCGAATAGGAATTACTGGTTGTGTCTTTCTTATCAAGAACAACCATTTCAATTTTATCTTCGTTTGAACGAACACAAATATCAGGAAGTTGAAGAACCGCAGCAGCCTTCATCAGTTCAGAGAAGTCTTTCTGCTTAAGTTCAAAGTTTACCACAACTTCTGGCATTTGAATCTTCTTCGTCGGAGAAGTAAGCAACTTTGGTTCCGAATAGAAGAATTTAACCGAAGAGTTCTTATTGTAAATTGTTACAAACTTTTCCTCAAACACAAATTCGGGATCTTGGAATAGCGAAACAACACCAAGAAACTTGTTCAAATCCCAAAGACCAAACTGAATAGGAAAAGATTCAGGAACCTTTCCTTCAGCAAGAACATTCTTGACAGGGGATACAGTTGTAAGAGTATCGCCTGGATTTACTAAAATGTTTGAATTAATTGACGCAAAGTTCTTTAGTACTTCAATGGTTTCTTTTGATAGTTTCATACTTTTAATTTCAGTCACGGTTGTCATAATATACTCCATTACGGATTTGATTTACTTTTGATGTAATCGACGCTTTCATTAAATTCAATAAACTGTTTTCGATCATTTGCGGTTTTTGCAGATTCTGCGTTGGATTTATAGTTTGTAAATCCAGGCATCTCTAGCGGACATGTTACCTTTGGATAGTGTAACTTTGTGTACTCCACCATTGTACCATTGTCTGTAAATGGTGTCAATTGAGTAAGTTGTTTATCACCGCAACCACATGCCCCACAGTAATGCGAATTTGCATATTTTTTACTATCCATTCTCTTCGGACAAGGCGGAAGATTCTTTGAAGGATCTCCATGACAACTTAATACTCTAAGAGATATGGTATCTTGTGATGCTTTGTTATCATTCAAACCACGGGAAAGCATAGATTGAGTAAATGATTTTGCTTTACTCAATATACCCTGCTCAACGGGTGTTCCTTCATTTGCTCCCGCAGTTTCCGCACCCACAGGAGCATTTTGTTTTTTTGGTTCTTTAGATTTTGCATTTGCTTGTTCTTGCAAACGCTTAACCACTTCTGCGGCTGGTATACCTTTGAATTTTGCTTTTTGTAATTCTTGTGCTAATATTTTGGGATCAATTTTATTCATTTTCGTTCCCATTTTTCCATAAATTCTTCATAATCATCCCACTTATCATTTTGAGATTGTGGAAAATGATCTCGTATCATTTGTTTTTGATTTGAACGATTGTGCTTACCCTTTTGAGGATTTTTTGGTTTTCTTTTAAATCTCTCAAAATTATCACCATCATCTCTACCATCATTAAATTTTGACATTACTTGTTATCTCTACTAAAATATACATTTTAAAAACTCGTAAGATCTTTCATCAAGTGTGTAAGTTTATGTTCAACAAAATAGTTAAACATTTTATGAGTATTTAGCAATGGTTCACTATACTTCTTCAAGATTTCTTGCTCGTAAGTTTCAGGAATCATCGCAAGATCAATCAACTGCTGATTTCTCTTGAATGCCTGTACGGTAAAACCCTGCTTGTTACTACTAACATCCGAAGGTATAGTATTTAAAAACTCAGCAAGACGCTTTGCGGTAATTGGTTTCTGCCGCTTAGTGTCTACCAAGAATGTGTCTTCATCCGAAAGAATATTAGGTACACCATCGCTAGAGTCACCTCTAACAATTTGCTCAAACAAGAACATAGTAGGATCTTCACATTCTACCATTGTCTTCTTATGAGGACTGTACAACTTTACATTTGGATAGTAAAGTAGTTGCTGAAAATCCTTATCATTTGATACAATAAGGACACTTTCCTTTGTATGATAGTGCTTGGCAAGAACACCAATCACATCATCCGCTTCGCAGCGATCTACCTTGATGTTCTTGTATGGCATATTTTCCGCAACTTCTGTGCGGATAGTTTTCATAGCATCATAGATGACATCCCAGTATTCTTGGTTGTCTTCCCGTGCTTTCTTTCTATTTGCCTTGTAATGAGGAAAGATATCCTTCCTCCAGTAATTGTTAGAATCTTGACAAATAACAAGATCCCCATACTCCTCACCGAACTTATCTTTAATATGTCGGTAAGTATTAAGAGTAATGTGACGAATAAGATTAATTGGATCATTACCAACAACCATTGTTTCTGGATTTGGATATTGAGAAAAAATAGAAGAAAGAACGATCTGAGAATTGTCTACTAGAATCATTTAAATGCTTTCACAATAATTGTGTTTTCGTTGATGCGAGGAGTTGCTTCGCTTTCCTTAGTTTTTAGTCCATCGTAGTGATTCGTGATACTACGAATACCACCAGTAATAGACTTAAAGAATTCCTTTGGTTTGCGAACAGTCTTACTGACTCCCTTACTAACATTCTGTATGGTAGTTCCCTTGACACTAAATCCATCAAGAGAATCCGACTCAAAGATACACACCTTTGAATACTTGGTATTAAACACCACCAACTTTGACGCCCCAATTATATCACGGGGATCAATTGAGGTCAACCCAAGATCCTTATCTTCTTGTTGATATTTGAGACTCTTTATAAGTTTTTCGGCAGACTTTTTTTTCTTCTTACGCGGTTTACGCTGCCTCTTTTGAAGTGCGTATTGACCAGTAATATCAACAATAGTTGCCAAAAGTTCTACAAACTTACGAAGTTTTACCTTACCAAGATAGTCATATGCTTCCGCAAGTTGAGGATCCTTTCCTTCAAGTGCCTCTTGCTTTTCCTTAATCACATACGAATAGTGATCATGAATTGCTTGACATTCATATGACTTAAGTTTGTTGTTATTGATCCATGCTTCAATGTTAAACGACTTCATAAACTGCTTATAGTCCGAAGTCGTAATGAACTCGTCAATCTTCGATTCAAGTTCACCAATAGTGTCACAGATCTTATTTTGAATATAATGTTGTACGGATGGACGAACCGTAGTGACGGTGGGCTCAACCTGTACCTTTTCTCGTTCTGCAAGAATGAGTAGTTGGGAGTAATGGTTATTGAAGTACTGTTCGTCCTTCGAACCAACTCTTCCACCTAAAGACTTAATGCGACAAATAGAACCAAGACTACGGAACAGGGGATTGTACTTGTCCATTCCCTTGATCTTAGTCAATAGTTCTTTTGTAATTCGTTCGTCGCGCTTACAGTAATCAACAACAAAATCCTTGTAGTCTTCTTCACTACAAAAATAGTTGTACCAATTTACTGCTCGTCCTACGCGACAGGACATTTGAACTTCATCCAATGTGGCACAATCTGTCCACAGTGGTTCTTTTCCAAAAACAGTAGTTTCGTATTCGTTTCCTTTACGCATACTCATGTCCCTAGTATAGCATGAGCATCACCTATTGTCAAGTCAAGGTTTGTAAAACACAAAGACGGGTTCATACTTCATTACCTTACCATTGACCTTACAATAGTTTTTACATTTAGGAATTCCGTTTTCATCTACACGATTTTGACCTGGCATTGGTTCTAATGCCATTTTCATCGTATACATGTATTTCATCCCTAAACTTTCCAAGATATCTCTGCTATCTTTTTCCAGAGGAAGGTACTCTCCTTTAATTAAAAGATCTGCAATATTCCATAAAAGATATCTATTATTTCTAAGAACTTCAACACAAGTAGTTAAAGTTGGACGAAGAAATCCATCTCTCCACGACTCATACGAGGAAAATTTCTTATACGATTGAGTTGAATCTTCCGAATATGCTTCCCGATTGAAGTAAGGAGGAGAAGTAAAAATCAGATCGACTTTTCCTCTGTATTTGGAGAATCCTTCATTATTACCAATAACTTCTGATCCAAGTCTAAAGATTTCGTAGGTATTTGTTTGGGAGAAGAAAGAATTTCCCCTGTAGGTTTTCGTATTGTAAAAATCAGCAAGCGAACCATATTTACCATGCTTATGACCATCAACAGGATAGTTGTCGGTATTAGGATCAGTACCAATGTAATGTACCACGCGGTCATCTGTAATGGACATAGCACCAAGAATGCGACCGCCCCAACCAGAGGAGGGATCGTAAATATTAATGACTTCTTGGTCTTTGCAATGTTCTGTAAATCGTTCATAGAGATACTTTGCGGTTAGTGGTGGAAAATTGACTGCGGGTTGAATATATCCAATGCGAAAGCATTTGAACCCATCGGGAAATACTTTCTCTCCCTTGCGATATACTCTAATAGAATAAATCTTATCGGATGGCATGTTATCTATGTCAAAAGTTCAATTTGTTCCAGTAAAAAATCATGATCTTTAAAAATAGATGGATTATTAAAGTATGCTTCCATCCACTCTTCACCATTTGCAACATCAACCACAGAATATTTTGTAGAATGACGAATAGCGGAAAGAGCGTGGGAATAAAAAGAATCTCTACGCAAATGGCGCATAGATCCCTTTACTACTCTGTCTAGCATATCGGGATCTGCAACAAGATCGTAAATAGAATATCCATTATCCTTTTCGGAGTAATTAATTCTAGTTTTAAACATATTGGAGAACCACTGATCGACTTCTACTCCAACTCTAGATTTATTAATAATAACATCTTTTACGCTACCATCGGATAATTCATCCGTATACTCAAATTCGTGTATAGGATAAGATTCTAGTCTATTAAAACTATCAATTATTTCTTGTTTGTTTTTACCTGTGCGCGGAGGACAACCATGTGTGTCCCAAGCATACTTGATGGTTTCTCGCATCTTGATCACCCATTCTTTAAATTGATCGGGTGTCATATCAAGAAGATCTTCGAAGCACACATTAATATCAGAATTTATAACATATTCATTCCGCTGATACTCAGGTGCAGGGGAGTTCTGGAGTTTTTGGGTTCCAACAGTAGACATGGCCAGGAAGTGTTCCGTTTTTCCAACTAATCTCACCGACTAGTTTAAAATTATTCTTTTTATAAAAATTAATTGCTCGTAAGTTGTCTGAACGAACAGATAAGTATACATCTCTGTTTGCCCATTGCAAGAACTCATTTAATACTTTTCCTGCATTACCGTTACCTTTTTGCGTATTTAGAATCTGTTTGATTGTACAGGTTCCTTTTGGTGCAATTACATTACCTATTTTATTCTTTCGTTTGTAGAAATTATAAAATATAATCACACCATCATAGTACACACAATTGCATCGTTCAATCATGTTATGAATATAATCTGTCCTTATATGAGGAAAGATATTACGATTTTGAGCAAATGCGTCTTTAATCGCATCATAATCAGAAAGAGTTGCAATTGGTATCGCCATCATTTAATCACGCTAAAATTATTTTTCTTTATAAAGGTAATGTGGTTCTCAAACTTATCCTGTAATAGTTCTTTTGGTTTATGACTGATTACAAATATGTTTGTGTTCTTTTTGATACTCTTCAGAATATCTAGGAAGGATTCTGTAGAGGTATCATCCAAACTACCATCAAGTACTTCATCAAAAATCAATAGATTGCAGTTAACAGAGTTCTTTAACTGAGCGGTTGCTCTCCATGCAAATAGCAAAGCAAGATCTATTTTTCTTTTTTCACCTTCACTGAAACTATCGTAAGTAAAGATATCTCTATGTCTGCTTTTGATTGTTTCTGCAAAATTCTCATCCAATTCAAACTTTACAAAGAAGTTCATCTGATTTAGATAATTATTAATTATCTTATTCATGATAGGCAAGTAGTGCTTGATGATCTTTGCTTTGATACCACCATCTTTAATTAGATTGCTAATAATATTGTAGTAGTATGCATCTTCCAAAAAAGACTTGCGCTTATCTGTATGTTCTTCCATCTCCGATTTTAATTCTTGTAGCACACCTTGTTCTTTTTCAATATTTTCAGAATCTTTGTTTAATTCATTAATATTATTTTGAATCTTAACAATGTACTTACTTGTACTGGTTAGTTGACTATTTTTAGTGCTTACTTCTTTCTCAAGAGCAAGCATCTTCTTACCAATGTTACTAATTTCAGATATCCTACTATCTACATTTGATAGTTTTTCAGACAACTGAATTAATCCATCATTAAACTCTTTAAGTTTGGTAGTCTTCTCACCAATATGACTACACTTTATTTCTTCGGATAAAGTCTGTGAGCAAGTAGGACAGGTATCGTTTTTTTCGTAAAAGTCCAAACTCTTTTGTGTTGTCTTTATATTAGTTTCAATTTGGTGCTGCAACGAAGACAATTCTATTTTTGTCTTGTGTATATTAGCAGCATCTTCTATATCATTTGTATACTGTTCTATTACCTTGTTCAGATTTTCAATCTCAACAGTCAACTCTTCCATCAAATTAGTAGACTCTTCTACTTCCTTTGTGTACTTGTCCAAAGTCTGTTGACTGTTATTCTTTAAGTTGTCTATGATTTTTTGCTGACTCTCTTGTTTATGCTTTAAGATCTTAATAGAGTCATCTATTTCTTTCATCTCATCCTTCAGGAGAGAAACCTTACCCTTAAGAACCGTATTCATTACTGAAAATATATTAATATCCAGTAATGCTTCTACAATGTTCCTTCTATCGGCAGCACTCAATCTCATGAATGGTGTGTAATTAGTGGAACCCAAAATTACAACCTGACAGAAAGATTTGTGACTCATCTTTAGTATTTGAGTCTCAAACATTTCCTGATAATCTTTTGCTTTTGCATCCTGATTTATCAGTTTTCCATCTTTATAAATTTCAAAAAGTTTTGGTGCAAGACCACGAATAACTTTATATTGCGTGTCGTTAATAGAAAATTCAATTTCTACTCTTAGATCTTTTTCATTGATAGAGTTTACTAATTGGGGAATATTGATATTTCTATAGGGTTTGCCAAATAACACAAACGACATCTTAAGAAATCTATTTCTGTAAAACTATTACCTGTTGAAAGAAAATTCTTCCAACGAATCTTTATAAATTTAATCACACATTACTCCATCATTTATGGGGTTTCTTACGAACCAAAACCGCTCTGCGCTTCAAAGAAAGTTTACGCTTTCTGTTTGCAAGTCTTCTTTTCTTTCTTGCTTTACGAGCAGATACTCTTGCTCGTCTTTTCATCTTATTCAATTGTGCAGTAGGTCTGCGACGGCATGATCGTCCCACCTTCATCTGACCTGGACCACACTTAAATAATACTTTTCGTTTTCCTCCACGAACAGCAACGGTTCGTTTCGGGGTTCCCTCTAATATAGAGGTATCCATTGTTTGGATATAAAGGATTTCATATACATCGTCCAATTCTGTTACATAAAATCCTTCATCTTCTTCGGTTAACAGAATCGACTCATCCCCATCAGTTTCAAAATCTGTAAGATCATCAAATACATCTTCAAATTTTTCATTTATAAAGAAAGAACGGGGACTATTTTCCTCCCATTGAAAATCATAAGAATCCAATATGGTTTCTATTAATTCTTTATATTTTTCTGGAAATAGAACTTCCGTAGTGATTTCGGAATGTTCTATTAGTGTAAAAGAAAATGTGTTCTTCATATCAATTGTCCTTTAGAATTATTTAGTTCTAAAAGACCTTGGGTGTACCAAACTGGTATTTCTCGGTTTGTCCACTTGGCGAACCGACTCTTTTCCCCCACATAATAATTACGATATGCGGTGATAGCATCGTTTGGTACTTTGTACTTATCTGGCATTGCTTGTGCGTATTCGGTTCGATGATCTACATCAATATGAAAAAACCTATGAGGAATCTCGTATAGGTACTTTTCATATAGCGGTTGCATAGAATGCACCTTATTGTATCGGTGAGTATATTCCTTACACAGTGCATATCCATGATGTACCATCCAATTATAATTGTGTAATGATTGAAACGCCCACTTTGTACATGGGTGATTAATCATTACTGCTTTGCAAAGCGCAGCATCCCAATGTGCGTTGGGGTGAATGTACTTGGTCATTCTTCTACCTTTTGGTGAGGTAGTTTTTAAGGGTACACCGTCGTAAACGCGATGAACCGTAGAAGCCATTTGAGCGGTTTCTACGATCATCTTTACTACATGCTTATCGCATAGGTTTTGAGCAGCAACTACAGGATCATGATC